TTTCCCAGCAGGTGTAATTGGTACAATGACTCCAAACAACCAAGTAGACATTTATTCAAGTGGAGCTTACTCTAATTGGTATAAGCATGTTACTCGTAAAGCTGCATTAGTAGGATACGATGTAATCAAAAAGTTAGATATAGAAAAGGATGATAAAGAACAATCAACTGATGATGCAGAGGGAGCTAAAGATTTAGAAAAAGAATTTGAATCATCGTTAAAGGAATCAATCACCTTACCAGTAAAAGTTGGTGATACTATATTAATGGGTAGATTTAAAAATAAAAAGGTAGTTATTAAATCAATCGGTAAAGATGAACATGGAATGCCAACTATCAATGGAAGGAAGGTTGTAACTTTTCGACTAATGAAAGAAGGATTTGATGTTGATTTAGAAGATGTGGAGTTTCCTTCTGATATGCCACAAGATGAAAATACTTTAGAAGAGAGTTGTGATAAACCAATGAAAGGTGAAACGGAACAACAATTCAGAACAAGATGTTTTGGTATTAATCCATTAGCACAACCACCAAAAGGTTTGATGAGAGTTGGTGAAGATGTAGAGGAAAGTAAAGGAAGATTAAGACCAGCTGACCTTCTAAGAAGAAAAGCAGCGATGGCTGGTAAACGAGCAGCTATTCAAAGAGCAAGAAGAAGAACAATGAAAAGAAGAAAACCTCTTGCTAAACTTAAAAAGATTGCATACAAAAAAGCATACCTACAAGTTTATGATGAATTTATGAAGGATTTATTTCCTGGTAAAAAGAAAAAAGAGTTATCAATTCAACAAGCTAAAGTAGTTCACAAAAATGTATTAAGAAAAAGAAAAAGAGTTCTAAAGAGAGCAAGATTTAGATTCTTACCAGCATTGAGAGCAAAGGAAGTAGAAAAGTTTGGTGGAAAAAATGAAACTTTGGGATATCCTTCTAAAGAGGATATGAATAAAATAAATCAAAGATTGGATAAGCAAAGAAGCAATACAGATTCAGATAAAGAATATCAATACAAAAAAATAGATGAGAGGGTTAATGAATTCTTTTATATGGATTTCAAAAAATATGTTTGGAAACGAAGAGGAGAAATCAATAGAAAAATAAAAGGATTATCACCTAAAGAAAAGAAAACATTCTTTGAATTACTTTGGAAAAAACAATTTGGAAAAAATAAATCATGGAGTAAAGTAGATGGTAGTGAATTACACCAAATGTTGAAAAAAGATAAATATGTAAAAGAAAACATAATTTCAGAAGGTGGTGCTTATGGACATATGAACCATCCATTTGATTCAGAAGTTAATCTTACTTTTGGACAACTGAAAGATATTGTAAATAGAGCACTTGATGGTACATTGGAAAACACAAGAGAAAAAACTGATGGACAAGCATTGGCTATCAGTTGGAGAGATAATAGATTAGTTGCAGCAAGAAATAAAGGACACCTTAAAAATAAAGGGGAGAATGCTTTAGATATAAAGGGAGTATCGGATAAGTTTCAAGGTAGAGGAGGATTGAGTGATGCATATAACTTTGCTATGAGAGATTTATCTAAAGCTATCTCTTCGTTATCGGAAAAACAAAGAGAAAAAGTTTTCAAAGGTGGAGCTTGTTTTATGAACTTAGAGGTAATCTATCCAACATCTGTTAATGTAGTACCATATGGACAGGCACTCTTAGTATTCCACGGAACAATGGAGTATAACGAAGAGGGAGTAGCTATTGGTGAGAATCAAGGAGCTGCTAGAGTGTTAGCTGGTATGATTAAACAAGTCAATCAAAATATTCAATCATCATATACTATAGAAGGACCGCCGGTTGTTAAATTACCTAAATCGCAAGACCTTTCTAAAAAGAAATCTGTATATAGTGGTAAGATAAAAAGATTACAAAAGAAATACAATCTCAAAGATACTGATGGTGTAGCAGAATATCATCAAGCTTTTTGGGAAAATTATGTAGATAAAAAATCACCAACAACATTAGATAATAAAACTAAAATGGGATTGGTAAAAAGATGGGCTTTCTTTGATAAGAAGTTTAGATTAGATAAAAAGAATATTTCTGATTCTAAAACTTTAGACTGGGCAAAGAAAACAGATAAAGAAAAACATAGTAAGATAGCTAAAGATAATATCAGACCATTCGAAGATATTTTCTTAGGTTTAGGTGCGGAAGTGTTACAATTTGTAAGTTCGGCATTGACTGTAAATCCTGATAAAGCTATAAGAGCTATGAAAAAGAAATTGGATAAAACAATCAAAGATGTTAGAAAATCAGGTGATGAAAAGAAAGTCCAAAAACTAAAATTAGAACTTCAAAGATTAAACTCTATTGGAGGTGCCAAAAAAATAGTACCAAATGAAGGTATTGTATTTACTTATAATGGAAAAACCTTTAAACTTACAGGTACATTCGCACCTCTTAATCAAATATTAGGTATATTTTTCTAAAAATTGTTGTTTTCACAATTTAGTGATATTTATATATACATATATAATATGTTAAAATAGTATGGCAAAAGAATTCAAAAGAAAATTCATGCATCCAACTCGTAGAAAGTTGGCTGATATGGTAAAAACGGGTCAGTACGAAACAAACAAATCTGTAGGATGGGAAGCCAAAAAAGAAGATAGGAAAGTTGGTGATGTTTGGGAGGATGAACATTATAGATACGAAAAGAAAGATGGATATACTTTAAAGACAGGTAAGAATTCAGAAGTATTCGAAAATATAAGAAAATATCTTCAAGAACAAAATGAGTGTAAGAATACTGATTGTGACCATGTTGGAGAATTCGGCCCTAATAATAAAAAACTAATTCGTAAAACTGGATTCTGTATTGGTTGTAATAAAAAGATGGAAACTGAGTTAAGAATTAATGGTGTTTATGAAGATTTCGCAAAATACAAAATGTTTTCAAATGCTATGGCTGATGGTATGTTAAGATTAGATGCAATAGAACAAGAAATAAAAGATTTAAAACAAGAATATCACCAATATGGTGAAGATGGTGAAATCACAGAAACATATACTCTTCCAAGACCTGTAGATGAAATGAAAAAAGAAATGAGAGAGTTTGTAGATAAAAGTAAAAAAGAGTTAGAAGAAATAAAAGAAAAGAGACAAGAATGTTTCGATAGATTAAAAGAAAAAAATTATGAACATATTCTTTAATACATTACAAAAGTATTTCAAGGAGATACTAATTGTAGGATTGATAGTTGTTATACTATTGATGAGAGCTTGTAGTGGAGATTCATCCACAGACCCAAAAGATATAGTTAAGGTAGATGGAAAAGATTATGAATTATTAGAACAAAAGATAGATACAGTATTTATTGAAAAAACAATCGAAGTTCCAAAGTATGTACCTAAGTATATTACAAAAGTAGAAACAGTTACTGTAGAAGTACCAGCTGATGTTGATTCACTTAAAGTAGTAGAAGATTATTACGCAAAATATATTGTAAAAGATACTTTAAATCTTACATATGATTTTGGACCTGAAATAACAATTGATTCAATTGGAACTAAACCGAATCCATCTTTAGGGTTTGGATATCTTACAGATACAATATCACAAAACAGAATCCTAAGTAGAAAAATAGAATGGAACTTTCAGATTCCAACAATCTACAATACAAAGATAGTGAAAGAGTTACCTAAAAGAGAACTATATTACGGAATAGGTGCTGGTTTCAATAAAACTGATTTTATTGGTAGTGCTAAGTTTGGTTTATTATACAAAGATAAAAAAGATAAAGTATTCGGACTTGATTTAGGTGTAATAAATGCTAACAATAATGTAACTCCATATATCGGTGGTTCATTGTATTGGAAATTATCATTTAAGAAAAAGAAATAGATGGCATCCTTAAAGGAGATTATCAAAATTGAATATCAGAAATGTGCATCAGACCCGATACACTTTATGAAAAAGTATTGCTATATCCAACATCCTGTTAGGGGAAAGATACCTTTTCATTTATTTCAATTTCAAGAAAGAACTCTTACTGAGTTTGATAAAGAACGATATAATATTGTTCTTAAATCACGACAAACAGGTATCTCAACCTTAGTAGCGGGATTTTCTCTTTGGAAAATGTTATTTAATTCTGATTATAATATTTTAATTATTGCAACAAAGCAAGAAGTAGCAAAAAACTTAGTTACTAAGGTAAGGTATATGAATGATAACTTACCATCGTGGTTAAAACAAACAGCTATAGAAGATAATAAACTATCTTTAAGGTATTCTAATGGTTCACAAATTAAAGCAACATCAGCAGCTGGTGATGCTGGTCGTTCTGAAGCACTATCCTTATTAGTATTTGATGAAGCAGCGTTTATTGATAAGATTGAAGATATATGGATATCATCTCAATCTACTTTATCTACTGGTGGTAGTGCTATTATTCTTTCTACTCCAAATGGGGTTGGTAACTTCTTTCATAAAACATGGGTGGGGGCAGAAGAACAAGAAAATGGATTCAATACAATCCGTTTACATTGGAGTGTACATCCAGAAAGAAATCAAGAATGGAGAGATGAACAAGAAAAACTATTAGGACCAAAAGGAGCAGCACAAGAATGTGATTGTGATTTTGTTTCTTCGGGTGATACTGTAATTGACCCCCAACTACTTATGTTCTTTAAAGAAACTTATGTACAAGAGCCATTAGAAAAGACTGGATTTGATGGAAACCTATGGAAATGGGAATATCCTGATTATAATAAAGGTTATATGGTTGTAGCCGATGTAGCTAGAGGAGATTCAACAGATTATTCGGCTTGTCATGTCTTTGATATAGAACAAGCATCACAAGTAGCTGAATATAAGGGTAAATTAGATACAAAAGATTTTGGAAACTTCTTAGTAGCATTAGCAACTGAGTATAACAACGCATTATTAGTAGTTGAAAACGCAAATATAGGTTGGGCAGTAATCCAACAAATAATTGATAGAGCATATCCTAACTTATTTTATATGAGTAAGGATTTAAAATATGTAGATGTGGAAAATCAGATGACAAATAAATACCGAAGAGAAGAAAGAGGTATGGTAGCTGGTTTTAGTACTACATCTAAGACAAGACCTCTGATTATATCTAAATTAGATGATTACTTCAGAGAAAAATCTTGTATGGTTCGTTCATCACGACTTATAGAAGAATTATTTACATTTATATGGAGTGGAAATAGAGCTGAAGCAATGAAAGGTTATAATGATGATTTAACTATGTCATTCGCAATTGGATTGTGGGTTAGAGATACCGCTTTGAGATTAAGACAGGAAGGTATCGATTTAACAAAACAAGCATTAGGTAGTATTGGACAACAAACACATGGACAAGGTGTCTATGGTGGTGGTAGTTCATTAGATAGAAACCCTTGGACACAAAAGATTGGTGATACCGATGAGGATTTGACTTGGTTAATTAGGTAATAATAAAAAATTATATATTTATAGTGTAAGGAGTTAATTTATGAACAATATTACTAAAGCATTATATTCAAATCACATAAACATCATCAGAAATGAGGCAGAAGAGGTACAAGAGTACGATGTTGTGAATGAACAAGATATTAAAGAACTCGTTGAGTTCCTTAAACATTACAAACCTGAGGTTAATGAAGCTGAGTATCAAGGTAGAAAAGTAAAACTTGGCAAACCAACAAGAGGTGATGTAAAAAAATTCAAAGTTTATGTTAAAAACCCAAAAGGTAATGTGGTTAAGGTAAACTTTGGACATGGTGGTTCATCTGCAAAGAAGGCAGGTCAGAAAACAATGCAAATCCAAAAGGATATACCATCGAGAAGAAAAGCATTCAGAGCAAGACACAATTGTGATAATCCTGGCCCAAGACACAAGGCTAGATATTGGAGTTGTAGAGCTTGGTAATAAAGGTTATATAATTAAATTAGAATAAAATGGCAGATACTTCATTTTTCGGTAGATTAAGAAAACTCTTTTCCACACAAGCAATCGTTAGAGTCGATGCAAAGGGAAGGAGAAAAGTTGCTGATGTCGATGAGAGACAAAAGACAAACTTATCTTTTCTTAGAGACCGATATACAAAATTACAAAAAGGATTTTACGAACAAGCTGGTTCAGCACAATCAATGGCTTACCAACAAGTTCGTAGAGAAATATTCAGAGATTACGATGCGATGGATAATGACCCAATAATTGCATCAGCATTAGATATTTACTCAGATGAGTCCACACTTAAAAACGAATATGGTGATATTTTGACTATTCGTTCATCAAACGAAAATGTTCAGTCTATATTAAACAACTTATTTTATGATGTACTTAACATAGAATTCAATCTATGGCCATGGGTCAGAAATATGTGTAAGTATGGAGACTTTTTCTTATCATTAGAAATGGCTGAAGGTAAAGGTATTGTAAATGTATCTCCCCTATCAGTCTATAATACAGAAAGACTTGAAAATACTGACCCTGAAAACCCAAATTATGTTAAATACCATGTTGAAGATGATAAGATTGGAAAAGTTGATTATGAAAACTATGAAATAGCACATT